TGCAGGTTAAGCAAATGTTAGGACGACGGACAGCCGCATATCGGCTGCGCCAATACGCGGACAATCCGCGAAAGGAGAAAATCTTGACCATGCTTGAGGAAATGGAAAAGAACCAAAAATACAGGCCAGATTATGGATACACTGCGCCAAAAAGAACACGCAAAGAATGTACCAACCCGGCTTTTATGGATCACAATTTGCATCGCGTTGGGTATTTCAAACTTCCTGAATATTACAGCGACGGTTTGCCGGGGTATGTAGCTGTAGCAAGATGCGTTAATTGCGGGCGCGTTTTTGCTGATGACATAATCTTTCACGCAGGGAAAAAGAGTTCCTAACAACTGCTTCAACCTGACATAAATCAGGGGTGTTGACATTATTGCTGTAGGTGTATAGTTTTGTATACACTATGGCAGAAACACCTAAAAGACCCAGAGGGCGACCCCCAAAAACAATAGATATACCAGTTGAAACTCCTAAGCAGGATGTATTTCATGCAGATGCCTCTCAGTGGATCAACGTCCTTTCTGGACTTGGTACAGCACGAGACAAAACGGTATATACCAGATTCGGTCAAGCTAATATTATCGACCATACAGAGCTTACTCAGCTTTACCTTGCAGAAGGTCTTGCTACACGTATTGTTCGCTCTGTCCCTGAAGATGCCACTAGGGAATGGGTGTGGTTTAATGATGAAAAAGTAAAAACTATCCTAGACAAAGAAAATGCTCGACTCAATTCTGAGTATGCTATAACCGAAGCTGGTGTGTATGCACATCTCTATGGCGGTGCTATTGTCCTTATGGGTATCCTTGATGGAAGAACCATAGATCAGCCAGTTAATGAAAAAGCTATTCGTGATGTTGCATATCTTCGTGTTATTGATTCTACCTGTATAGACATCACTTCCTCAGAATTCGATATGGATATGTCTAGCCCTACTTTTGGTAAGGTTATTCGGTATAAAGTACGACAGGTAATAAATAATCAGTACATAGAGCAGATGATTCATGCCTCTCGTGTATTGGAATTCAAGTCAGATGCGGTTCCTAGTCAAATTTATGCAGGCGTTACACAGGAAACCAAGTACTGGGGTATTCCTAAACTTCAGTCCATTTATAGCACCCTCTCTGCTCACGGCTCTATCCTTCAAAACATTTCTAATATCCTCTATGAATTTAACTCAGGAACATATAAGCTCAAGAACTTAGGACAGCTCCTTGCTGCTGGTAATGAAGACCTTCTTATGAAGCGCATGAGAGCCATACAGGCAGGAACGTCCACACTCAATGCTCGTATACTCGATACCGAAGAATTTTATCAAAAAGATTTCACTTCACTCTCCTCACTAGACCAGCTCATTGGTGTATATATGCTTCAGCTTTGTGGTGTGGCAAATATCCCTATGGTGAGGTTGTTTGGTAAATCTCCTTCAGGATTCTCTTCTGGTGAGTATGATATTAAAAATTACTACGACTCTGTAGAAGTGTACCAGAGAACTAAACTTGCTCCTCCTATGAGATACCTATTCAAGATTCTTGCTCTCAAGAATAAACTTGACCCCGATGTAGACTTTGAATTCAATTCTCTGTATCAGCTTAATGAAACAGAGAAAGCTGAACTTGCAAAGACTGAAGCACAGACAGCACAGATTCTTGCTAGTACAGAACAGACCTACATTGACCTCGGAATTCGAGATGGTTATGAAGTGGCTAAAGAGCATGGGTGGGAAGATGAGTATGAAGAACCTGAACCAGAGGAAACAAATCCTCCTCCTGTAAAGGAAGAGCCTGATGCTGGTACAGAATAGTTTTTGGAATAGAGTAAAATACTTTAGATCACAGATGACTCGTGCCCAGAGGAAAAGAACTCGGACACGTAAGCCTCGTGGTATCAATTATCCTTTCAACATCGAGAAGCAGTACCAGAGAGAAATCATAAAATTACATAATGGTTTTATTCTAAGAGCACTGGAAATAGTAAAGCCCTATATTCTTACCTATGCTAGAAACGACTCTATGGAAACAGATTGGGAATCCGTCTGGCAGCAATTAGAAAAAGAATTAGAGCTATATTACGGATACACCTATGTTGTTGCATATAACATGGGACAGATGTTTACAGAGATAGCTGAGAAAGTGTTTGGTAAACATAGTGCCTTCATGCAACAGGAAGTAAAAGTCCTTACCGGTGGTAATACAATCCCTATGGATTACTCGTGGTGGAGAGATGCAGAGCTTTTCTGGGAAAAAGAAAACTACAGGCTCATCAAAACTATGGGAACAGATTACATAACGAAGTTAAATAGTATTGTGATTTCTGGTGTGCAATCAGGTGCTACATATAGTGACCTTCTGGAACAGATAGAAGGGTTATCCAGTAACATGACCGGATTTAATGCTAGACGATTAGCACGAGACCAGATAGGTAAGCTTAATGGTATTATCGCAAAAGAACAACAGACATCTATCGGTATGGAAACCTACTATTGGCATACGATGGGTGATGAGAAAGTACGTGGAGATCCTACAGGAAAATATCCAAAGGCAATACCACAACATTTTTACATAGATAATATGCTTTGCTCTTGGAATAATCCCTCTGTGTATTCTGATGACTTAGGGAAAACTTGGAAGACACGGCCAGCATCATGGGTACAAACACATCCGGGTATGGAAATTCTTTGCAGATGCAGTGGATATCCGAGTTGGAATTACTACCTATCAAGTATAGACAAAGAAATAGAAGGAGGAGTCTGATGAAATGTACTCCAGAACTACTTGAAAAAATTAAGGAAGCCATTGAAAGTGTTCGGTACGGTTCGGTCACCATATCGATGTCAGAAGCAGGATCGTTCGTAGGAATTAAAACAGAGCGCCTTGAACGTGTATGTAAAGATGAGATATTTAAGAAATCTGAGTTTAAGCAAGGCTGAAATCAGGGGTGTTGACAAAAGTATACAGTAGTGTATGATTTTGTATACATACTGAATAGGGGGCTCAGAAATGGCTTGTTCAGGAAAAAAGAAAGAAAAGAAACCTAAGAAGGGTGGAAGCAAATAATGATACGGTACGATAGAGTAGACGCACCAACATGGATGACAGAATCTTTCACACAAACTCCCGAGGGATTTATTAAGGGTAGGGCGTGTGTGACAAATATTGGAGTATTTCCGTATCGTCTTGCTGATGGTTCTATAGAATATGAACTGCGTCATCCTGATGATGTGTTTGAACAGGAATCTATGGATTCTCTCCGTATGAAGCCCGTTACTAATGACCACCCTAAAGAAGCGGTTACAGCGGATAATGTAAAGCTTTTTCAGGTAGGCAATCTTGGGGATAATCCTTTTAATGGAGACAATATTCATCTCACTATAGATATGATTATCCAAGATTCTAATGCTATAGGAGACATCCTAAAGGGAAAGAGAGAGTTGTCCTGTGGCTATACCGCTGACATTGTAGATGAGAGGGGTGTGTGGCTAGGAATGCCCTATACCAAGAGACAAAAGAACATTCGATACAATCACGTTGCTGTGGTTGACAGCGCCCGCGCTGGAGAAGCAGCTAGAATAAAATTAGATTCTGGTGAAGGTGTTCTTGTTACAACTTTTGAAAAAGCCGCAGTAGCGGTTGAAAATAAAGATACTAAGAAGGAGGATAGGATGGCTGAAAATATGAAGACCATTCAGCTCGATTCTGTCGATTATCAGGCAGAAGAAGCTGTGATCTCCGCTTACAAAAGTGAGAAAGCCAGAGCCGACTCCCTCGTTGATGAACTTGCCACCAAGCAGAAATCTATTTCTACGCTTGAGGCTGAACGTGATTCTGCGAAGGAACGTGCTGACGCTCTCGAAGCGAAGGTTGCTGACTTGGAAAAAGCCAAGCTTGATGAAGCCGAAATTAACAAGAGGGTAGAGGCTCGAATTGCTCTCGTTGCTCTTGCTAATGAAGCTAAAGCGGAAGTAAAGGCTGATATGTCCGATCTTGAGATTAAGAAAGCTATTGTTATGGCTGTATATCCCAAGACGAATCTTGATGGTAAGGATGAAGTGTACATTTCTGCTCGTGTAGATTGTGCTCGTGAAGACCTTGCTGGAGAGAAAGAAAAAGTAGCTCAGGTTAGCGTGATGGGTGCAAATGCTCCCGCCGTTAAAAATGATAATGCAGATTCGGCTCAGAGTGCGTACCAGAGGATGGTTGAACGCCTCAAGAAGCAGGGTCGTGAGTAATAGGAGGCATATATAATGGGTGCTTACGGTGCTCCTGATGTCGCTATTGCGGGTATGGTTGAAGGGTTTCACAACGACTTTGAATCTGCCATTGCAAAAGAAGACATCGACTTTGGTTCCCCGGTATTCGGGTTTGTGGGTTCGGAGAACAAGTGCTATGGCCCGCACTTGGACAAAGCTACGGTTACGCTTAGTGCTTACCTTGTAGCATCGAATGTGTATACCGTCACTATTAACGGTACTGCTGTTGCAGAAACTTTTGCTACGGATCACGCCACTACGATGACCGCTCTTATTGCTGCCATCAATGCAGATACGACCCTTGCTGATCTTGGAATTTCTGCTGCCGTTGGTTCTGTTAGCCGCATCATAGTGGTATCTGCTCCTGCTGGTCTTGACCTCACTGTAACTGGTGCTGTCACTCTTGGTGCTTCTCAGGCTACCGTTGCTGTTGTGCACGGT